AGCGGCCTGACGTTGGAGCTAAGGCGCCGACGTAGGGCCGCAGGCCCGTAGGAGGTCGCCTTGAGCGACCAGTTATGCAGCAACACAAAGGACCAACGTGAGCGAGTACCACAAGATTCAGAGCATCTTCAAGCGCGACATGACCAGCAAGCGGAAGACGCTGATCGAGGGCGAGTGGACGCTGCCAGAGTTTGAGTACCTGGCCGGCAACGTGTGGACGTTTACCGAGAAGGTGGACGGCACGAACATCCGCGTGATCTTCAAGGACGGCGGCGTCACGTTCGGTGGCCGCACCGAAGACGCGCAAATTCCTGCCCAACTGGTGGGCCGCTTGAATGAGCGCTTCCTGCCGCTGGCCGCGATGCTGGGCGAAGTGTTCCCGGACGGCGCCGCCGTGCTGTACGGCGAGGGCTACGGCGCCAAGATTCAGAAGGGCGGCGGCAACTACCGCGCAGACCAAGACTTTGTGTTGTTCGATGTGCGCGTTGGCCAGTGGTGGCTGCAACGAGCCGACGTGCACGATGTGGCGCAGAAGCTGGGCCTGGACGCGGTGCCGGTGATTGGCGAAGGCACGCTGCACGATGCGGTGGCGTGGGCCAAGCGCGGCATTCGCTCGACGTGGGGAGACTTTGAGGCCGAGGGCATCGTGGCGCGGCCGAAGACCGAGCTGATGACGCGCGGAGGGCACCGGCTGGTGGCAAAGATCAAGTGCCGCGACTTTGCTGCATAACGATCGAAGTAAGGCGCGTGCCGAAGGCACGTCGCCTTGACTGAGGGGTTGTGCCCCTCTAACCGGAGCGAAAGGAGGATGGAATGCGACCCCTCGTGATCTACCACGGCAACTGCGCGGACGGCTTCAGCGCCGCGTGGTGCTTCTGGCGCAAGTACGGCACTGGCGCCGACTACGTGGCCGGCGTGTACCAGCAAGACCCGCCCGACGCCCCGGTTCATGGCGACTGGCTGGGCGGCAGGATCAACGGACGCACCGTCATCCTGCGCCTCATGCGCGACCCCAGCCACCGCAGCGATCAGTGGGCCGCCGAACTCGACGGCGCCGTGGTGGCTGACGCCGCCGGACTGACGCGGCTGTGGGGATTGCTGCACCCGAGCTAGTCAAAGGCAATCGGTAATTGCAGAACGATTGCCGTTGGCTACAATGGGGCGGAATGACTTCCGCCGTCAAACATCGCCACGTCGTGACTGCGCCCAAGACAGTCCGCACCAAAAAGCTCGCCGACACCATCGTCGATGGCCTAACCAACGGCATCCCCCTCCGCGTGCTGTGCCGCGAGCAAAAGGTCGGGAAGTCGACCGTGTATGCGTGGTTCGAAGAGGACAAAGAGCTTGCAGGACGCATCGCGCAGGCGCGCGCGCGCGGGGAAGAGGAGCTGCTGGATCAGTGCCTGGAGATCGCAGACACCCCCGAGATAGGGGAGGAGATCACGATCAAGGACGACGGCGCCACTGAGGTGAAGCACTTCGACATGCTGGGCCACCGCAAGCTGCAGATCGAGACGCGCCTCAAGTTGCTGGCCAAGTGGAACCCCAAGAAGTACGGAGAAAAGATGGCCGTCGGCGGCGCAGACGACCTCCCGGCGATCAAGACCGACACCGACCCCGCCGACGTCGCCCGCCGGGTGGCGTTCATCCTGACCGCCGCGATGCGGAAGAAACAAGCGAAGGAATAGCCATGTTCGTCAGCAACGGCACCATCAGCAACCAAGACGTCGACACGGCCGAGACGATTGCGGAGATCCCTGTCCGTGGCGCGGAGGTGCTGTTCTGCAGCTTCGTCGTGGGCGCGGCCAACCTGTCGGCGTTCACGGTCGAGTACCGGGTGAGCGCGGCGGGCGGTTACTTCACGGTGGCCAGCGCCGGCTCTGCCTACACCACGCCGACGGCCCCGGTCCTGGCGGCCAGCGGCGACCTGACAGGCGCGGCCTCTGGCGCCACGGTCCACTACCTGAAGCTGGACGTGCGCGGCATCGAGTCGGTGCGGCTGAAGGCCGCCGGGACGAGCAGTACGGTCACCGGCCACTACGGCACGGTCTGAGGAATCCGGCGCGGCGGTTCCCGCGATGCCACAGTAGGAGAAACACATGGCAGCAGCGCAGTACAGCGTGGAGGGCCGCAGGCTCGGTCAGGGTCGCACCCTGCAACTCACTTCGAACGGCATCGACATCACGCAGCCCTGCGTCGACTGTTCGATCACGGTAGGCGCAGAGAACACCAACGTCCGGGCGATCACGATCCAGCTGAAGGACGCCCGCGGCAACGACATCAACTACGTCGAGACGGTGGAGATCATCGTCTACGGCGCGGCGGACATGAAGTCGTTCGCCGGCACTGGCGGCAGCACCGGCCTGGCGATCGGCACCGACGGTGCTCTGCTGGCGGTGGTGGCCAAGAAGTACTTCCTGGCGACCAGCGAGGCCGACGGAGACATCGACCTGACGTGGACTGACACCGGCACCGAGTCGGTTGCGGTCGGCGTTCGCCTGCCGAACGGTCGCGTGGTGGTGACGGACGCGTTCGCCAATACCTGATCCATGCAGCTGTCCGATGTCCTCGAGGCTCTGAGTGACCTGCCGCCGGAGAAGCGGCAGGAACTCGAGCGCGAGGCGTTGGAGGCCACGGCCGGCATGCGATTCATGCCGTTGCCCGGGCCGCAGACCGAGGGCTACCTCAGTGAAGCGGACATCCTGCTGTTCGGCGGCGAGCCGGGCGGCGGGAAGACCGCACTTGAGGTCGGCCTGGCACTGAACGAGCACCGCCGTTCGCTGATCGTGCGGCGCAACTTCGTGGACCTGGGTGGCGTCCTGCACACGCTGGACAACATCCTGGGCAAGCCCAACGCAGCCTCTGGGGGCAACCGTCCGTACTACGAGACGGAGGATGGCCGGCTGATCAACTTCATGGGCATGGGCGAGGATCTCGGCGGCAAGCAGGGCAACCCGCACGACCTGATCTGTATCGATGAGGCCGCCCAAGTGCCCGAGCACCAGTTCCGCCTGCTGCTGGGCTGGCTTCGAACGGACAAGCCTGGGCAGCGCACGCGCGTGGTCCTGGGCAGCAACCCGCCGCTGGACAGCATCGGTGACTGGCTGGTGGACTACTTCGCTCCGTGGCTGGACGACCGCCATCCTAACCCTGCAGAGCCCGGTGAACTCCGGTGGTTCCTGCCGAACGAGAACGACGACGGGTATCGCGAGTGCGCCAAGGGCGACCGCATGACGTTGCACGGTGTCGAGGTGATGGCGCACAGCCGCACCTTCATCCGCTCCAGCTTCAGCGACAACCCGTACTACAACCAGCAGGACTACGCCAAGGCGTTGTCGAACCTGCCCGCCGCGGTGCGCGAGCGCCTGATGAGCGGCAACTTCATGTCGGCCCGCGAGGATCCGCCGTGGCAGGCGATCCCGTCAGACTGGGTGCGCCAAGCCGTGCAGCGGTGGACGGCTACGCCTCCGGTTGGCGTGCCGATGTGTTCGATCGGCGTGGACGTCGCGCAGGGCGGCACCGATGACACGGTGCTCGCGCGCCGGTACGACTCATGGTTCGCGCCGCTGGTGTCGGAACCTGGGCACAAGACCCCCGGCGGCACTGACGTCGCGGCGCTGGTGCTCAAGCACCGGCACGACAACGCCCGCGTGGTGGTCGACGTCGGTGGCGGATGGGGCGGCGATGCCCACGGCCACCTGATGAAGAACCAAGTCGACAGCGTGCCGTACATGGGCGTCAAGAAGAGCCTGAAGCGCACGGCCGACAACCAGTTGACCTTCACCAACGTCCGCACGGAAGCCTACTGGAGGCTGCGCGAGGCGCTGGATCCTGATCAGCTGGGCGGCAGCCAGATCGCGCTGCCCAACGACAAGAAGCTCATCAGCGACCTGACCAGCCCCATGTACAAGATCACGTCGAACGGGATCGAACTGGAGTCGAAGGAAGCCCTGACCAAGCGACTGGGCCGGTCGACAGACCGCGGTGACGCTGTCGTGATGGCGTGGTGGTCTGGTGCGCGGATGTCCAGCAACTGGCGCGAGTGGCCGGCGAGTGGTCGCAGCATGGCGCCGCGTGCGGTGATGGGCCACCAGGCCGCGCGCCGGAGGGTGGCGGCATGACAGACTTCGCGTTTGAAACCGTGGCACAGTGCCGCAAGGACATCGTCCCCCTGCTGCAGCAGCACTGGGAAGAGGTGGCGCTGCACCGCGAGGGCAGGCCGCTGGAGCCTGACTGGGACAAGTACGAGGCGATGGACGCCGCGGGTAAGTTGGCCACGATCACGGCGCGCAAGGCTGACGAACTGGTGGGCTACGCGGTGTTCTTCATCGACCACCACATCCACTACAAGAGCGCCCGGATGGCGGTCAACGACGTGGTGTTCCTGCGCAAGGACTGCCGCGGCATCGTGGGCGCCAAGCTGCTGATGACCGCAGAGGCCCTGCTGCAGGCGCGGTTCCCTGGCCGGCTGCACATCATCTGGCACATCAAGCCGCACATCGACTGGAGCCCGATCCTCGAGCGCCTGGGCTACAGGCAGGAGGAAATCATCATGGGCAAACTTCTGGAGGCATGAGATGGGACTGACAACTGCGCTGGGCATCGTTGGCGCGTATGGGGCCAAGAAACTCCTGACGCCTCCGAAGATGCCGACGATGCCTGAACCGACCGTCATGCCGACGACCAACGACGAACAGGTCAAGGCCGCCAAGCGCCGGCAGATTGCCGAGATGCAGGCCCGCAGCGGCCGCGCGTCGACCATGCTGTCCGACCCGGGCGCCCGTCTGGGCGGATGACATGAACAACGACATCAAGGATCTGATCAAGCACGGGGAGAAGCTGTTCTCGCAGAAGCAGCCTCTCAACTCGCTGCATCAGGTGATCGCGGAGAACTTCTACCCCGAGCGCGCATCGTTCACGCGCAGCATCTACCTGGGCGAGGAGTTCGGCACCAACCTCACGTCGTCCTACCCGACCATGTGCCGGCGCGACCTGGGCAACGTGTTCTCGAGCATGCTCCGGCCCACGAACAAGGACTGGTTCTCCATGTACGCCGAGGGCGCCGAGAAGGACCACGAGTCCAAGGCGTGGCTGGAGTGGGCCACGAAGGTCCAGAAGCGCATCATGTACGAGCGCCGCAGCCAGTTCGTGCGCGCTGCCAAAGAAGGCGATATGGACTTCGCCACGTTCGGGCAGACGGTCATCACGGTCGAGATGCACCCGGCCGGCGACGGCCTGCTGTACCGCTGCTGGCACCTGAAGGACGTGGCCTGGTCTGCCGGCGCAGACGGTGCTGTCGAGTGCGTGTTCCGCAAGTGGAAGACGACCGGCCACGAACTCAAGCGACTGTACGGCGAGGCGAAACTCCACCCGCGCCTGCTGGACAAGATGAAGCAAGACCCGTTCTGCGAGGTCGAGTGCATGCACATGGTCGTGCCGGGCGACATGTACCAGCCGGGCGGGAAGAAGTACACCACGCCTCTGGTGACGCTCGCTGTCGACCTCGACCACGAGCACGTCATGCAGGAACTGCCGACGCGGATCAGCCCCTACGTGATCCCGCGGTGGGCAACCTTGAGCGACAGCCAGTACGCCTACAGCCCGGCGATCAACTGCGCGCTGCCCGACGCCAGGCTGCTGCAGGCGATCACCCTGACCCTGCTGGAGGCCGGCGAGAAGGCCGTGAACCCGCCTCTGGTCGCGGTGCAGGACGCCATTCGAGGCGACATCGGCATGTACGCCGGGGCCATCACGATCGTGGACGCCGGCTACGACGAGCGCAGCGGAGCGGCCCTGCGTGCGCTGGAGCAGAAGACCGGAGGCTTCCCGGTGGGCATGGAGATGGTGCAGGACACCCGCATCATGCTGCGCACGGCGTGCTTCTTGGACAAGCTGGACCTGCCGACGACGGCGGGGGACATGACGGCGTACGAGGTCAGCCAGCGCGTTCAGGAGTTCATCCGCAATGCTCTGCCGCTCTTTGAGCCCGCCGAAGTGGAATTCAATGGCGGCCTGTGCGAGAAGACGTTCGAACTGGCGCTGATGAACGGGGCCTTCGGGCCGCTGGACAAGATCCCGCGCGGTCTGGCTGGGCGAGACGTGGACTTCAAGTTCGTCAGCCCGCTGCACGAAGCGGTCGACAAGCAGAAGGGCCAAGTGTTCCTTGAGGCCAGTCAGATCCTGGCCAGCGCGCAGGCCCTGGACCCGTCTGCCGGTGTCCTCATCGACGCCGAGGAGACGCTGCGCGACGTGCTGTCCGGCATCGGGGTGCCGACGAAGTGGACCCGCAGCCCCGAGATGGTCGCCGCGATCAAGCAGTCGCAGGCCCAGCAGGCGGCCAACGAGCAGGCGCTGGCCAACATGGCGCAGGCAGCTGGTGCGATCAAGGATCTGCGCGCGGGTAACGCTGCCCCGATGATGCAATGACGGCACGCACCGACGCGGCCGCGGTCACCCTGGCCGAACTGAAGTCCATCCAGGCCCTAGCCAAGGGCGAGGCCAATGCAGACCAGCAGCAGCGTGCGCTGAAGTGGATCCTGCACAAGGCCGCAGTGATCGATCAAGACCCGTTCGTGCCTGGTCAGCCGGACGCAACCGCGTATCTGATGGGCCGCCAGTCGGTCGCCCGGCAGATCGCCACAGTGCTGCAGACTGACCCCGCAGCAGCCACAAGCCGCGCCACGAAAGGAAACCCGGCATGAGTGAAGTTCTGGACGCACCCGCCGACACGACGACAGAAGTCGCTGCCGACCCGAAACCAGCAGACGCTGCGGCAGACCCAGCGCCGGCTGATCCGAAGCCGGATGCTGCGGAGTGGCGCGCACGCGCGCTGACCGAGGTCTTTGGTGAGGCCAAGGACGACGACCCGCCCGAGACGAAGGCAGAGCGGGAGAAGATGGCCAAGTTGGCAGGCCGCTACACCACGATGGGCGCGGCCCTGAAGGCGCTGCGCGAGGCCCAGACCAAGATCAGCAGCGGCGAGTACAAGGCTGGCCTGCCCAAGAACCCGACGCCGGAGCAGTTGGCAGCCTGGCGCGCTGAGCACGGCATTCCCGAGGCGCCCGACAAGTACGCCATGCCGGAAGGCGTGGAACTCAACGAGGCCGAGAAGGGCATGGTGCAGTCGGTGCTGGCGGCGATGCACGAACAGAACGCGCCCCCTGCGGTGGTGCAGGCCACGATCAAGGCGTGGAAGCAGGCCCAGGTCGGGCTGCAGGAGCAGATGGCCGAGATCGACGCAGCCGACGAACTCGCGGCGCGCGACGCACTGCGCGACCGTTGGGGCGGCGACTACGGGACGAACATGGCCGGCATGAAGTCGATGCTGGGCCAGGGCGGCAGCGAGGTGATGAACGCACTGACGTCAGCCCGCGGCGCCGACGGCAAGAAGATCCTGAGCAATCCCGCGGTGGCCGAGTTTTTGGCCAGCACGGCGCGTGAACTGGGCTACGTCGGCGCGACCGTCATCCCCGCTTCGATGGACCAGGGCAAGAGCCTGGATGACCAGATCGCCGCCATCGAGAAGTCGATGTTCAACGAGAACGGCACCAAGTCCGACGCCTACTGGAAGAACGAGGCCACGCAGCAGCGCTACGCCCAGTTGCTGGAGGCCAGGAATCGTTTGTCGAAATAGAGTTGCGCAAGACGCTGGCTATCGCTACACTGTTGGAGATAGCTAGCGTCAATGCGACGCTGAAGCCGCAGCAAGGCCCAGAAAGCCACTGCGCCGGCCCGAAAGGCACCCCGGCGCCGGCCATATGGACACCCCAAGCGAAGGCAATCCCTTCATCACCTTGTGGAGTCTGAATCATGGCCGAAACCGCCAACCAAACACTGTACCGGCAAGAGCTGGTCAAGACCTTCGAGCGTCGCCAGTCGCTGCTCGAGCCCCGCGTGACCACGGACGGCATCGCCTCCGGGTCCAGCTACATCTTCCTCGTCAACGGCAGCGGCGGCGCATCCGCCGTCACCCGCGGCGTGAACGGCAAGATCCCGTCCCGCGCGAACGACGACACCCAGAAGACGATCACGATGACCGAGTGGCACGACAAGCCGCAGGCCACGCGGTTCAACATCTTCGCGGGCCAGGCCGGCGCCCGTCGCCGCGCCGCCATGCAGGAAGAGTCGATTGCGGTCCTGAACCGCAAGAAGGACGACCTGATCATCACGGCGCTGGGTTCGGCGACGCAGTACGCGGGCACGACCGCCACCACGCTGACCATCGACAAGGCCATGCACGCCGTGGCAGTGATCCTGTCGGACAACGCAGGCCTGACGCAGAACGACGTCACTGGCCTGCTGACCCCGGCCGCGCTGGCCTACCTGATGCAAGTCAAGGAAGTGACCAGCAAGGACTACGTCGAGATGGGCCCGCTGCCCGGCATGCCGCTGATGATCCGCTGGGCGGGCATCACCTGGATGGTCCACACCGCGCTGCCCGGCGCCGGCACCTCCAGCGAGACGCTGTTCGTCTTCCACCGCAACAGCATCGGCCTGGCGCGCGACGTCGACAACATGAACGTCTCGGCCGGCTACAACGACGAGGACGACTACTACTACGCCCGCGCGTCGATGTTCATGGGCTCGATCCTGCTGCAGTCCGACGGCGTGTGCAAGATTCGCCACGACGGCTCGGCTTACGCTGCGACGGCCTGATCAACCTGACACCGGAGAAATCCTCATGGCATACGTTTCTGCTCAACTGAACAAGATCTCGCAAGGGGTCGGTGGTGGTCCCGAACTGTGGCTGATGTACGGCGAAGACGTCCACACGGACGCCGACGCCACCGACTTCATCAGCGACGGTGACGCCAAGGGCCTGAAGGTCAACGACGTGGTCATCTACGTCAAGACGACGGCAACGGTGGGGGCTACGCTGCACAGCGTTGGCTCCGTCACGGCCGGCGGCGCGGCCACCCTCACGCCCGCCATCCTGGCCTGATCAAGAGTCTCCATCGGGGCGACACGCAGTTGCCTCCGCTCTCCCCCGCGCTTCCTCACGGTGGCGCGGGTTTTTTCCATCAAGAGGACACCCGATGACCGAAGTCAAAGCCCCTCCCCTGAACCCCAAGCTGCTCAAGCTGGCCGAGTACGAGCGCACGGTCTTCTACGTCACCATCCCTCCCGGCATTTCGCTGAACAGCGTGCTGATGCCAGAGTACTGGGGCCACGTCGCCACCCAATTCGTGGGCAAGGAGAATGCCAGGATCGAGTGCCGCGCGCAGGACAATGCGTGGTACGCGGAACTGATGATCCGCCGCGTGGGCGAGCAAGCCGCCTCCATGTGGGTGCTGAACTACGTGGACCTCAACGCCCAGGTGTCGCAGCCCAAGCCGTCCGAGGACGAGCAGTACACCGTGAGCTTTGCGCCCAAGCAGCGCTGGCGCGTCGTGCGCAAGAGCGACGGCATGGTCGTCCACAAGGACGAGGCCAGCGAGGCCGATGCACGCGCGTGGCTGATGGCCAACGCCCAAGACTTGGCGGGCTGACATGACGACCAAGCTGTCCCTGTTCAGCGGCGCGCTCCGTCTGCTGGGGCAGCGGAAGTTGGCGTCGCTGGCCGAGAACACCCCGGCGAGGTACTACCTCGACGACGCATGGGCCGGCGGCGCGCTGGACTACTGCCTGGAGTGCGGGCAGTGGAAGTTCGCCATGCGTTCGACGCAGCTTGATGCGTCTGTCACTGTCACTCCTGACTGGGGCTACACCTACGCCTTCGACAAGCCATCGGACCACATCCGCCTGGGTGGCATGTTCCAGTCCGAGGGCATGACGGCAGACGACGCGCTGCTCGACTACCGGGAAGAGGCGGGCTACTGGTTCGCCAACATCGAGACGATATACGTCCGGTATGTGAGCAACGACGCGCAGTACGGCGCAGACATGTCCCTGTGGCCGCAATCGTTCGTGAAGTTCGTGGAGGCGCACCTCGCGTCTGAGATCGCGATGAGCCTGACGAACGACGATGGCAAGCTGGGCAACATGCTGACGATGCGCGACAAGCGCTTCCTGCCCGAGGCCCTGTCTCGCGACGCCATGCAGGATCCGCCGAGGTTCGCTCCGATGAGCAACTGGACCCGGGCGCGGATGGGTGGCGGCCGCCTGCGTGGTGAAGGGCCGCACTGATGCGCGGCACCCAGCAACTGCTGGCGTTCAACAGGGGCGTCGTTTCCCCGCTGGCGCTGGCGCGGCTGGACCTTTCCAAGCTGCAGATGGCTGCAGTGGAGCAGACCAACTGGATGCCCCGCGCGCTGGGCTCCATGATGCTGCGGCCCGGCAGCACGTACATCGGCACGGCGCTGGGGGTGAGCAAGGGCATCCCGTTCGTCTACGCCAGCGACGACGTTGCGCGCCTGGAGGTGACCGGCACCAGCATTCGGGTTTGGGTGGACGATGCTGCGGTGACGCGGCCGGCGGTCACGGCCGCGGTGACCAACGGGACATTCGGCACGGACCTGGCCGGGTGGACTGACGCCGATGAAGGCGTCGCGACGTCAGTCTGGGCCACGGGCGGGTACATGTCTCTGCTGGGCACGGGGACCAGCGCGGCGATTCGGCGGCAGACGCTGACCATCAACGAAGTCGGGACCGAGCACGCACTGCGCATCGTCGTGTCGCGAGGGCCGGTCATGCTCCGGGTCGGATCAAGCTCCGGCGGCGAGCAGTACATCGCCGAAGCCAGCCTGGCGACGGGCACGCACTCGCTGTCGTTCACCCCCAGCGGCGTGAGCGCGTACATCCAGATCTACAGCCGACTGACCTACACGGTGCTGGTGGACTCTGTGGCGGTGGAGTCGGCGGGGGCGATGACGCTGCCCAGCCCGTGGGCCGAAGCCGACCTTGATCTGCTGCGCTGGCGCCAGTCGGGCGACGTGCTCTATGTGGCGTGCGGCGGGTATCAGCAGCGCAAGATCGAGCGGCGCAGCGCGACGTCGTGGTCCATCGTCAAGTACCAGCCGATCGATGGTCCGTTCCGGGTGCAGAACATCACGCCGATCACCATTGCGGTGAGCGCGCTCACCAACGAGACGACGCTGACGGCATCGGCGGGGATCTTCAAGTCGACCAACGTGGGCAGCCTGTACCAGATCGTCTCGGTGGGTCAGGTGGTCAACAAGGTGGCCACGGCCGAGAACACCTTCAGCGACGCGATCGAGGTGACTGGAGTGGGCGAGTCGCGCCGCATCGGCGTGAACGTCGAGGACACGGTTCCAGGCACGGCGACGGTGACGCTGCAGCGCAGCCTGGACGACGGGTCGACGTGGTCGGACATCGAGTCCTACACGACCATCGTGGGGACCACGTACCTCGATGATCTGGACAACCAGATCGTCAAGTACCGGCTGGGGATCAAGACCGGCGCCTACACCAGCGGCACGTGGGGTATGTCTCTGACGTACTCCGGCGGCTCGATCACCGGGACCGTTCTGGTGACGTCGTACTCGAGCGAGACGTCGGTCAGCGGCGTCGTGCTCAGTGCGCTGGGGAACACGACAGCCACCGAGAACTGGTCCGAGGGCCAGTGGTCTGACCGCCGCGGGTGGCCGTCTGCTGTCGAGTTCCACGACGGGCGCCTGTTCTGGGCGGGCAACGACAAGTTCAACGGGTCGGTGACGGACGCCTTCGAGTCGTTCGACCCGGACTATGAGGGCGACGCGGCGCCGATCTCGAGGTCGATCGGGTTCGGCCCGGTCGAGCGCATCAACTGGATGCTGAGTCTGTCGCGCCTGACAGCCGGCACGTACGGCAACGAGGTGCAGATCAAGTCGAGCGCGCTGGACGAGCCGCTGACGCCCACGAACTTCACGCCGCGCAAGGCCGGCGGGCAGGGCAGCCTTGCCATCCAGGCGGTGGATCTCGACGCCACAGGGGTGTTCGTGCAGCGCTGCGGCAAGCGGCTGTTCGAAATCGGCCCGAGTTCACAGGCGGCAGAGTTCGGCGTGTCCGACCTGACGATGATGTGCCCAGACCTGTGCGCCGCGGGCATCGTTGGCATCGCCGTGCAGCGGCAGCCCGACACGCGCATCCATGCGTGGCTGGCCGACGGCACTGTGGTGATCCTGATCCTCGACCGCTCAGAGAACCTGCTGTGCTTCGTGACCTACGAGACAGACGGCATGGTCGAGGACGTGGTGGTCCTTCCCGGGGCCACTGAGGACGCTGTCTACTACACCATCAAGCGGACGATCAACGGGTCGACGGTGCGCTACTTCGAGAAGTGGAACCTTGAGTCCGAGGCGCGCGGAGGAACGACCAACAAGATGGCCGACTGCGGGATCTACTACTCCGGCGCCAGCACGTCGATCATCCCGGGGCTCAGTCATCTTGAGGGCGAGGAGGTGATCGTCTGGGGCGGCGGCGTCGATATGAGCGCAGGAGACGATGATGACCAGACCACCTACACGGTGACGTCGGGTGCTGTCACGCTGCCCAGCGCGGTCACGACGGCCTTCGTTGGCCTGCCCTACGCGGCCAGGTTCAAGGGCACCAAGCTGGCCTACGTGGCGCAGCCCGGCAGGTCTGCTATCGGGGCAACCAAGCGCATCGATGAGATATCGGTGGTGCTGGCCGACACGCATGCGCAGGGCCTGCGCTACGGGCAGGACTTCGACACCATGTGGGGAATGCCGCTGGTCGAAGATGGGACGACAATCGACACCACGGCGGTGAACGCCGAGTTCGAGGGTGGGCCGACACCGTTCGATGGGACTTGGACCACTGACGCACGATTGTGCCTGAAAGCCCAGGCGCCACGGCCATGCACAGTGCTTGGCGTCGTACTCAACATGACGAGCAACTCCTGATGGCCGTGTCCGCAACAATCGCGTCGACCTTCCTGGGGGCGGCGTCGAGCTACAGCCAGGGACGCAGCGCGCAGCGATCCAAGGATGCGCAGGCGCTGCAGATGGACTATGCCGCCGGGCAGGAGCGCGCGGCATCGCAGCGCACCGCGGCCGAGCAGTTGCGTGCCGCCAGGCTTGCGCAGTCTCGGCTGCAGGCGCTGGCAATGGGAGGCGGCACCGACGTCGGAGTGGTGAACCTCGCCGCAGGCATCGCTGGAGAGGGCGAGTACCGGGCGCTGACGGCGCTGTACGAGGGCGAGGAGCGCGCCAAGGGAATGGAGTACGGCGCCGACGTCGCGCGAGCAGAAGGAAAGGACGCCAAGCGCGCGGGGACGATCGGGGCGTTCACGTCCATCCTGAGCGGAGTCGGGAGCATGTACGGGAAGTTCGGCGCACAGGATTCACCGCTGTCCATCGACCGCAACGGCGTGGGGATCACCGCCGGTAATTCGCCATACGCCGGCAAGCGGGACCGCTACTGATGGTCAAGATCAAGCCCGTCTACAAGGGGACCGTGGCTGCGGCATTGGCCAACGCCATGAACTCGCGCATGAACCGGCGAGTGGCTGAGGCCATAGCTGCGCTAGCTCCGGCCCCGGCGCCCGCTCCCCCTGCTCCGTCACCCGCACCGGCACCTCCCTGACCATGCCTACCCTACCTGACGTCCAAAGCCTGGGCGCCCGCCCGACGCCTCGGGCGCAGCGTGGCATCTCGGTCTACAACGGCGGCCGCACAGAGCAGGCCATCGGCAACCTTGGCGTCACCGTCGGCCAGATTGGCGAGATGATGCAGCGGGAGGACGACACCGCGGCGGTCTTCGCTGCCCGCCGGCAACTGGACGACTGGGAGCGCCAGGCCATCTACGACCCAGAGAAGGGTGCGCGCACGAAGCTGGGCAAGGATGCCTTCGGCGTGCCGCAGGAACTGGCGCAGTCGTACGACGAGTTCGCTGCAAAGGTGGCCGAGGGCATGACGTCCACGAGACAGCGGCAGGCGTTCGCTGAAATGTCGACGGGGCGCCGGGCCCAGGTGCTGAACTGGGCAGCAGGGCATGCGGCGCAGCAGCGCGAGGTCTACCACAAGGCCGAGGTCAATGCGGACCTGGCGGCGATTCAAGAGCGCGCGGCGCGGTTGGCGGCCATCCCCGGCGACGGCACGCCTGAAGGCGCAGCGATGCAGGCGGCCCAGGTCCAGGCCGAGATCCAGTTGGGGCAGTCGCGCCTGATCGGCTACATGCGCGAGCGCGGCATGCCCGGCATTGAAGGCGCGACGCTGGAATTCAGCAGCAAGTCGCACCAGGCCGTCATCAAGCAACTCATCGCGGCCGGCGACACGGCAGGCGCCAGGGAGTACCTGAAGGCGCACAAGGGCGCCATGCAGACGAAGGATGCCACCGAGCTTCAGGACAGCCTGCGCGAGGCCGTGGCCCTGGGCAAGGCACAGACCGCTGCAGATGAGGTGCTGGCCAGCGGCCTACGCGGGCAGGCGGCGCTGGACGCCGTGCGCCAGAAGTTCGTGAACGACCCTGTCGGCCGGAAGCACGCCGAGGATCAAGTCAAGACGCGACTGACGGAGGAGAACGCCTTCAACAATCAGCGCGCGGGCGAACTTACCGGGCAGGCGTGGGACGCCGTGATGAACCGTGGCGGGATGAAAGCCGTACCGCCAGCCGTCTGGGATGAGTTACGCAGGATTGCGCCGGAGAAGGCCCGCGACGAAGAGCGACAGATGCGCGACTGGCTGGACGCCAAGTACCGGCAGTCGAAGTCCGACGCCGAGAACAAGGTCACCCCGGAGAACACCAAGGAGTTCCTGCGCCTGATCGACATGGCCACGGAAGAGCCGTACAAGTTCGGCGCGCTGAAGCTGGAACAGAAGGAGCCGTTCCTGACCAAGCAGCAGTTCAACACCCTGGTCGGTCTGCGCATCGGCATCAATAAGAACGACGCCAAGACCTCCAGCGTGCTGACTGCACAGAAAAAAGCATTGACGATGGTGGTGCCGCAGATGCGCGCCATTGGCATCGATCCCACCCCGAAGGAGGGGACCAATGCAGCCAAGGACTTCGATGAGTACAAGTCGCAGTTGTACTCCGCGCTGTCGTCCGCGACGGAATCCGCATCTGGTCCGCTTACCGAACCGCAGATCAGGGAGATCGCGCTTGGCCTGCTGAAGACTGGCATCGAGCAAGGCAGCGGGTGGTTCGGCACGTCGTTTGGTCAGAAGCAAGTCCCGGCCTACAAGATGGAACAGGGCAAGACCTACGTGTCCAAGGTCTACAACGACATCCCGGCAGAAGCACGAACCGCCCTGGCCCGCGAGTTTGTGGAGAAGGGTCAGGCCATCGAGACGCGAGGTGGCGAGATCCGTCTCAGTGATGCGCAGAAGCGTGCCGTCGAAGTTGCCTACCAGCGCGGCCTTGAGGCCGGCAGGTTCAAGTAATGGGCCAGTACGCCGACCTGTTCGAAGCGCCGCCGAAGGAGCCATCCCCGGCGCCGCTGGCCGTTGGCATGAGCGCCACGGTGTCGCCTGACGCGGCTGCTCAGTCCCTGAAACTCGCGCGGCGCTACAACATGCCGCCCGCAGTGGCGGATCAGTTCAAGGACGAGTTCGTCACCAGGGCCAAGTCCGAGGACGCGCAGAAGCTCTTCGACACCAAGGCGCCGCGCCTGGGTTCGTGGATCGCGGAGCAACCCGACCGTGCCAAGTTGGTCCACGACGACCTCGAAAACTTCGGCAGCATCGAGCAGGGCATCGGCACGATCGCGAGCTACATCATGGGGGCGCGCGAGAAGGGCGGGCTGCCGCAGTTCCTGGCCAAGTTCCCGCAGACCATCGCCGGAGCGCTGGGCCCTGGCATTGGCGCCGGCACCTACGGCGTCGGGGCCTCTGTGGCCGGGCCGCTGGAGCAGATCGGCGGTGCCGTCACGCAAGCCCTGGACGATATGGCGGCGGCGGTCACCGGCACGCGCAAGCGGGACATCAACGCCGACGGCATCAGTCTGGAGAAGACGATGCTGGGCCTGCAGAGGTCGTCCACTGCGGTGCAGCGTTCGTGGGAAGGCGACCAGACTGCGCTGTCTCAAACCGAGCGCGACATCCTGTCTGGGGTGAGTTCGACCGGGCAGCAACTGCCGGCGCTGGTGGCTGGCCTGCTGGGCGCGCCAGAGATGGCCACGCTGGGGTTCATGGGCCTGATGACTGCCGGGCAAAGCTACGGCAAGGCGCGCGAGGCCGGCAAGACGCCGCTCGATGGCCTGTCGCTGGCGCTGCCAGACGCGGCGGCCGAGATCCTGGGCGAGAAGTACCTCGGGATGATGGGCCTGCTCAAAGACCTGAAGGCCGGCATGCCGATCGCGAAGGTCTTTGTGCGCGACCTCATCCGAGAGAACGCTGGCGAGATCCCGACCACGCTGGCGCAGAACTTCAACGAGTGGGCTGTGCTCAACCCGGAGAAGTCTCTGGGTGACTGGCTGGATGAGCAGCCGGAAGCCATCCGCCAGACGATCATCGCCACCACTACGCAGACCGTCCTGATGGGCGGCGCCGGTGCGGTCGTGCGCAAGGTGGCAGACAAGCAGTACGCCGACCGTTGGGCTGCCCAGCAAGCCGAGCAGTCAGCCGCCGCGCTTGAGCGCCTGGCGCAGTTCGCTGTTGCCAGCAAGACCCTGTCCCGCGACTCCGAGACGGTGCGCGAGTTCGTGGCCCAGGTGGCCGACGAGGGCGGCGACGGGGCGACGGAACTGTTCATCGACGGCGCACAGCTTGAAGAGGTGCTGAACCAGTCGGGCATGTCGCGCGAAGAGTTTGCGGCCATTGCCCCGAAGGCGGCCGAGCAACTGAACGCCGCGCTGCACGGCGGCCTGGTGACGCTGCCCATGTCCGAGTTCGTGGTGCTGGGCGAGAAGGCTGCGCCGCTGATCGACCACATCCGCGTGGGCGAGGACATGCCCAGCCGGGCCGAGGCGCGCGAGTACATGGCGTCGGACGAAGGCAAGGCGCTGCAGACGCAGGTCGAGGACGAACTCCAGCGCAGCGGCGTGCTGGAGGCCGAGAAGGAACTCACGGCGGGCCTGGAGCAGCGGTTCAAGCAGCAACTGCTGGACGCCGGCCGCCCGCCCACGGTTGCCGCGTCCGAGGCGCAGACGCGCGCCAGCGCCTACGTCACCCTGGCCCAGCGCTACGGCATGCCGCTGGAGGAGTTCCTGCGCGACTTCAACCTCGACGTCGTCAGCACGGAACTGCAGGGCGATGCGATGACGCAGGCGGACACGACGACGCCTGAGTTCCGCAACTGGTTCGGCGAGTCGAAGGTCGTGGACGCGCAGGGCAAGCCGCTGGTGGTGTACCACGGGACGCGCGGCGACGTGACAGCGTTTGCGCCAAACAAGGTGAAGGGCCGCTTCCCGAACTCGGAGGGCTTCTACTTTGCGTCGCGGCCAAGCCACGCATCAGCCTACGCCGACAGCATTCATAACGCCGCCGAAGACTTCAACCCAACGTCACGGTTTGCCGTTCCCGTCGCTGAAGGAGCGAACGTGATCCCGGCCTATGTCAGCCTGCAGAACCCAAAGATCATCGCGGTTTCTGAGTGGGGGACGCTGGAGTCGGCTGTCGATGGCGACGGTGGCGCCAGGGTGCGGGCAGCGCGCGAAGCGGGCCACGATGGCGTGATCGTGAAGCGCGAAGCCGGCGACGAGTGGGACGGCATGCTTGTTGTCGCCTTCCGCCCCGAGCAGATCAAGTCCGCCACGGGCAACCG